TCAGGCACACCCGCGCCGTACCTCTCAGAAATCAACAGGTCATACAAAATCCACGCAGGATCTGAGCACCAAGTAGCAGCTTGGAACGTACCGTCCCAAATGCCGGAATACGTCAGCCGCCCCAGATGCGTTGTGGTGTCTACGGTTGCATTACTAGGAATCTTGATCTTGATTCCGCGAATCAAATACTTGCGAGTCGGGATACTGTTGAACTGGCGCGAATCAAAACGCAGTCCGACTAACGCAGAGTTTGGATAACGAAACTTGTCATCAATAATCTCAGTAAAGCTCTGAAAGATCGTTGTGCTTGCACGTTTTTGACTTGTTTCGTCTGCACTGACACGGACCATTCGTACATCAACAGGGTGACTGCCGGTAAGGTCAATCAGATAATCACGTTGATAACGGTTGCTGCTTTTGCCGCTAATCGTGTCGTTAATAATGTCGCTGTATCCGCCGCTGTTGTACTGAATCTGAATTTTGATGTTGACACTATGACCAACAACATCACCATCGTCTTCAAGAATTTGCAGTGCTGGAACAGTCAGAGTGACACGCACACGGTCAACGTCCGTATCCGTAATGCTGCGAGTAACAGGTGAGCCGTTTGTAACCTCAACGCCGACTGCTGTTTCCCGCTCCACTGCATTGAACGGACCAGGGATATGGTTCTGTGCTTGTGTGCCGTTGCGAGTGACAACGGTGAACCCAGAAAAATTATTAGTCCCGTCAGAGTTCTCGATAGGTGTGTCATCAAGAAAAATACTCTTATTGGCATCATCTAATCCTTGAATCTCGCCTTCGCTGATAAGGTCGAGAACGTTGGCAAACTGTACGGACTGCAGAGTGTCATCGGCTTCAGTCGGTGTACGGTTGCCGCCACCACCAAACTTGCCACCACCACCAGCGCCTTGGATGTATTTAGTCTGGGTCATGCTTGCTCCTGATCAACGTCAAGGCCGCTCGACAGCACAGCCGATCCAACAAACAAACGCCCATAAGCAATCGGTACGGGCATCCCTTGTCGCTCTGTATTTACAACGTTAGAGAACGTGAATGATTCCAGCTGGACTGACTCGTCAAGCGTACTGTTCAACTCTGGTTGCGGTGAAATAGCAGTTGCTATCCCGGAAAGAACTAAAGCAAGTCCAATGTTGCCTGCTGCAACTGAAAAGCCAATGGATGAACCAGCAACAGCACTAAATCCCCCAGCGCCAAAAGTTAAGCTGGTTCCACCAGTGACAATCGCAAGAGCGACAAAACCTAAACCAGCAGCAATTTGCCCCGCACCACGCCCCGCACCAGCGACAACAGGCGTAATACTGAATACCTCTTGATCACTAAAAGGCAGTCCAAACGGCGTCAAATCATCAGAAATTTTTTCACGGCCAATAGACACTCTATAGCCAACGCCATCCTGTTCGCTATCAATCAACCACTTATCTAACCCCGGAAAATTGACGCACAGCGCCTTGATCGCTTGCGCTGGTGTTGCTACATCAAACTCAAACCGGCATTGACCAAGCCGTTTACGCAAAGCGCCGTAGACCTTAACGACTTTCATGCCTCAAGGCGCAGGCAGTACTCTTCCCATAGTAACCGCCATAGACATCCCTGCTAGATAGCCTGCCCTGCACATGATGCAGCACCTGTTGATCACCCATGTAGATCGCTGCGTGGTTTGGTAACGGTGAAACCAGATTCATCAAAATCAAGTCACCGCGCTGCACCTCTTCAACTGGAATCTTGCTAAACCCCTCTGCAGCAAAGTTGTCCAGATACAAGTTCTCGCCACGATCCCAAAACTTGTCTCTGCGGTCATAATCACGCAGCTGGATGCCGTACTCCCTTGCGTACCAGTCACGGACAAGCGTGTAGCAGTCCACCACGCCGAACACGAACTCACGTCCCACATACGGCAACTTGAAGCCGCTTGGCTCGCAGTAGCCCCAGCCTTCAGTGTTTGGGTTGACGACAAACCATGGCAACTCTGATTTTTCGCAGGCAACGCGATCAGCTGTTGATGGCTCTGGATTGGTCTTCGGGTGGCTGTGGACAATCGCCATCACCTCGCCTTGATCTTCTACTTCGTCCCAGCCGCTAAGAACAAAGTGCTCATCAGGCGTGTCCGCAATGTTTTGGCACGGAAAGTATCGATGCCGTCCTTTGACCACAGCAACCAAGCCGCAACACTCTTTCGGCGTCTCAGCCTTGGCGTGTTGCAAGATCTCGGCTCGCAATTCGTCTGATAGCTGCATCACTGGGTCAAAGCAGCGCCGGGGAACGATCCAAACGGCAGCTCTGCTGTATCGCCAAACCGCAGCTTGCAGCTGGCCACACGCTTGCCGCAAACATCCTCAGCCTCGGTGCTGACCTCATTGCCGTTTACGTCGTAATAGTCGGTGCCGGTGTAGCTGCACTCGCTGCTGCGGTACTTCCACTGGCAAACGTTGGCGATCACCTGCCGCTTCGGGATCTTTTGCCCCGCCAAATCAAACTTGCTGGCTAGTTCAAAGGTCACAACGTCTCGTGACTCGCTTGCTTTGCGATCGACAAACCACCGTTCTTCAGGCCAACGGGCGTTTGGATCAGCTGCACTTTCACCATCCAAATACTTCTTCAGCGTCCTGATTCGACGAACTTCCGCTCCACCAAGATCATTGCCAGCAGTTGTTGCGTTGACCAGCAGCAACAGCGTGGTCATCGTTCCATCAAGATTGCTTATCGACAGCGTGGGGCGTGGCAGCGTGCCGGTGTTGCTGTACTCAAAGCCATCAGCCTTGATCGGAATCCGCGTATAGGTCTGACTGTTGAACACGATGTTGCCGTCAACGTCAGCATTAGCCCCCGCATGAAAACGGTAAACGTCACTGCTGCCGTGCAACGTTGAATCCAGCCTCAGTTCAAACAGCTCGATGATTGCGCTGGGGTTGATCTTTGCCAGCTCCTCATAAGCCGACGCGATCGCAGTCCAGACACACGTCCCGTCTGTGACCGTATCGCCGACCATGTTTGGCCAGCCGGGTTCTGAACTAGCAGTCGTTCCAGCCGTAGAACACCGAAAAAACAAGCCAGATGGCTGCTCTGTCGTAGCGCGTCGAATATCACCGACGGAAAATGCGGTACTAGCCTGCCAAGGTCCGACTGCCATTACGGTTCAAATACTTCGCGGAACGTTGCTTGGATTCTGGCGCGATTCAAGTAAGGAATCGACTTGCTCCACGTCTCGCATACAAACTTGGAACTACTGCCCTCGCCAGGGGGCGTGAAGTCAAAGCTGGCAAAATCAGCAGCTCGTGCGTCTAAAAACGTTTCGATCGTGTCGGAATCAGTCTCTGATAACTCAAAGGTCAGGTTGTAAACCTTTGGGTTTTGATTGATGCCCATCGTGAAGCGGCTTTCGTAACCGTCACCGAACTGCACCTTACGAACACTTGGTGCGCTGCTTTTTTGGATGCCGTAGGTCGGCGTAATTGACGGGAAAGTAGCCATCAGCTTGCGAGAAGACCGCCAGGACGTTTTTGCTTCACCAGTTCTTGCTGCACAGCAATGCCGATTGCCTTGCCAAGTTGCGAAGCCTGATCAGCGTTGCCCTCAACAGACGAACCAGAAGCATCCACTTTCACCGTTACATTAGCCCCGCCCATCGCATGATTGGGGATGATCGTGCCAGCACGGTCTGGCACAAAAAGTTCAGGCCCGCGCTCGCCGACGATTGACGGGCGACCAACAGGTGGACGGCCACCATTCGCAAAGAATTTAATGTTGGAAGTCTTGACCTCAGGACCGAATCCTTCGGTTGGGCTTGGTCCAGGACCGAACAGGTTGAATCCTTTCAAAGCGTTCATCAGCTGCTGCTGAAGGATCAGCCTGGCCATCTGCTTGAGGACACCAGCGAGGCCATCCGCAAGTGATTTGGTGCCATCCACTGCATCCAAGATCGAATCAACGATGCCGGTGCGGAATGTCTCGTTCAGCTCGTCATATTGGGTCTTTTGCGCCGCGATCGCTTCCCTCAGCTTGTCTTGATGCTTCATCCGAGCTTCAAAATCAGCAGCGGCTTGGTCTGCAATCTGCTGATCAATCCCGAGGATCTCTTGCCTGAATCGGAAGTGGGCCTCATTAAGAGCATCCTGCCTTTCAAGAGGCAGCAATTCGCTCTCAGCGATCTCTTGCTTCCTGACCATCAAGGCGAGAGTCGCCGCTAATCGTGCTTGCTCGCCTTCCTGTGCTGCTCTCAGTTGATTGTTTAGGTCCAGCATCCGCTGCGACATATCCTTTCGCTTGCCGTCTAGATCAAGCAGATTGTTGCCATTGCCATTGCCATCATCGTCATCACCGTCAGTCTTGATCTTCCCTAACTGATCTCTGAGCTTTTTAATTGCGCTTCTGACAGTTGCAGTGCGTTTCGAGATCTTTTCAAGCGCAGCTGCACCTCCTTGGGCTGCACCGCCCAACGCACCAGGCAATAAAGCTCGGACAGTATTCTGATATTCGATCTCAGCGAGTGTGCGCTCATGCGTAGCCAAGGCTGCTTCTAACTGATCTTTAGTGCCGGTTTTGACCAGCTTATTGACGTCTTCTTGAATCTTTTTGGCGTCATTCATCTGGCCAACAAAAGTGGCTACAGCACCTGCCACGAGGACGAATGGCAACGCTTTTAAGGCAAGATTCAACAGGCCAACGCTGACCGTCATCGCCGTGATTTTGGTATTGGCGGCTGTTACCGCATTGGCCAAAACAGTCTTGCCAGCCGCAGCAGCCAACGCCTTCTCGCCAACCACCGACAAGCTGGTGATCGCAGCTTTAAGGACTGCTCCTCCAGCAAGCGTGGTTATCAGACCATTAAGTGTCACAATGGCCGGCGTCAGTATTGCCGCCGCTCCCGCCAATCCTGTCACACCTATCACACCCGCCTGTATCGGCTCAGGCAGCTCGCCGAAAGCTTTGACCAGTTCAGTTGCGCCTTCGACCAAAGGCTTGACTGCTGGCAGCAGGCTACTGCCAATAGCGATTGACAAGTCATCCGTCGCGTTCTGGAAGTCTTTAAACCGCTGGATGTCAGAATCCTGGACGATGGCGGCGATCTTATCTGCTCCCTCGGATTCGAGCTTTTTCAGCGCCTTGATGACTACATCTGAAGTCAACTTGCCTTGAGACGCGTATTCTTTGAGATCGCCCGTAGCGATGCCCGTGGCAGAGGATATAGCTTGCAACAGCCCTGGGACCTGCTCAGCAATGCTTCTGAATTCGTCACCCTGCAATCGGCCAGAGCCCAATGCTTGAGCCAGCTGCGTAAATGCAGCACTCGCCCCAGCCGCACTCACGCCGCTCAGCTTTGCAACAGTGTTGAATCCGATAAAAGTCGACTCAATATCGGCTAGGCTGATCCCCAATGGCCGCAATCGAGTAAAGATGTCAGCTACGCCTTCTGCTGCCTCACGATTGCTTATGCCGAATTGCTGAGCCGCTTTGGCTACCAACGCTTGCGCTTGCTCATACTCGCCAAATTCGCTGGTGACTAGCTTGAGCCGGGTCTGCAATGCTTTGAACGATGCTGCAGACTGTACGGCCGATTTGGCGATCAATCCCAGCCCTAACCCAGCAGCAGCAGACTGCAATCTACTAAAAGTGCCGGCAGTCGTCCCGGCCACACCGTTGAGCCGGTTGAGCTGGGCCACTGCGTTATTCGCATTGACCCTAATCTCAACGTTCGAAACTGCCACGGCGGCCTAATCAGTACGTCAAGTCTAATGGCGTCTGTGTTTGGCACGCTCTGCGGCACGCTCGTCCTCTTCGGCTTTTACTGAAAAATACGCAGCAAAGTGTATTAACTCCGCATCTGTAAGCTCTGTGCGGAGCCTACTGACTGTCATCCCTAACTCGCAGGCCAGAAAGAATTCGAATTTAGTCCAGCTGTCCTGCTTTAGCCGTTTTTTGCGTCTTCCAGATCGACATTGTTATCAGCAATGCCGAACAGGAACAGCTCCAGCTCATTCAGCACATTCTCAGGCAAGCTGCGATGCAACTTGGCTGCATCAGCAGCCGCAAAGGCCTTGGTGCCATCTTCTAACTCAGCCATTTGGCACAGCATCTGCGTGCTGATATCCAATGCTTCAGCCGAGCCCGCCAGATCTTGCGCCTTCTTCCGGTCAGCCCGCGTAATTGGCTTGAAGTATAGATCCGCGATTTTTGCGCCTTCGGCATTTTTCAGCACGAATTTCCGGCGCTGGTTGAGATCAAACGCCTCAACCAGCTGATCGACTAATCGCTTTGATCCAGACATTAAGTGACGGAATTACCCGTGCAGATTATAGCTGCCGCTATCACTCAAGGTTGCCAGTGATGGTACCGCTGGTGATGAAGTTGCAGGACACAATGTTGATCTCACCGACAGTCGAAGTGATCTCCATGTCGGTAATGATGCCAGCAAAGCTCACACTATCAGTGCCGGAGCTGGTGCCAGTCGTGAACAGTTCAAACGTGGCGTCTGCAGGGTCTGCAGTCGTCAAAACGTCTTCAAGAAAACCAGCCTGGCCGGTTGCGTCAGGGTCGTAGACCAGCTCGACGGTGCCAGATCCGCTAATCATGCTGCCGACAAAGCTGCGGAAGGTGTCGCCATGCTTGGAGACATCCAGAGTTTCTTTGGTGGTAGAAAGGCTCCAGCTGCGAGTGCCAACAATAGTGGCATTGCTAGAACCAGCGGCGTCAAATTGGACTGCGCCTTGTTCTCCGCGAAGGACGGCCATGGTCAGAGTTCCTCGATGAAGTCAAAGGTCACACGGACCTGAGTTTGGAAGTAGCCCTCAGGTGATGGCGACGCCACAACTTCGGGACCGATCGGAGGATCAAAATGAACCCCCGACACGTTGATTCTATTATAAAGATCCCGTACCCGCTTCCCGATCACATAATTTGCGCCTGGGCCAACACCCTTCGCTGAGAAGATATTGACCACGGCAATGCCCACTAGCTCATTCCGCGAATCACTGGTGCCACCGTGCGTCAGGTATGTGCTGGTCCCAAAGCTGAGCAGGCATTGGACCCACGAGCTATTCGGCGTAGGCTCATATGCCATATTGTGGAACACGACTGGAATGGCTGGCGAATCGGCCAGCTCTGTCGCCAACCGCCCTTCGATGGTCGCACGTACAGAATTTAGGTCAGCGGCGGCCATCAGCTGTCACGTTTGATCTGATTATACGTTCTGCGCACGTACTGTTGCATGCTCTTGGCGATCAACTCGACCCAGCCGGCATCCGCTTGAGGACTCCACCCATTGGCGAGCCGATCGGCGTACGGCAGATTGTTGTGCAGGTGGTAGCTCCGATTGATGCGCTCTGTGCCAGGCGCATAATTGGTGTACTGCGGTGGTGGCGCGGGTATCACAGTGTCTCCTTCAACCGGCGGGTGTGGTGCGCCAGTAGATGTATTCTCACCGATGTGCCAGCTGGCCCTGAACCGTCCTGTTTTGACTGGACTGCCTTTTTTCAGCTGCCTGTCGGTCTCTAGAACAGTGGCTTGGATCAGCTGATTGAGCTGCTCTTCCGCAAATCCGCCTATGAATTCAATTGGGATCTCACGGCGTGCCATGTCATGCCCTCAGGATCAGCTCGTAAATGATGGCGTCGTTGGCCTGCTCGATGGTCTCGACTTGAATGATCTGATAGACGATCGAACTGATCACGGCACGATCTTTAGTCTCAGGCGCGGATGGCAGCTCTTTGGCCGCTACGGTCAATTTTTTGTCACCAGCCTGGATCAGCTCATTAGCCTCACGCACATTGACATCGACGACCACGCCTTTGACGTCAGTATCACTCTCAGTCTCAGCGACAGCGCCTGTTGTGGTGTTGTAACTGCCGCCCGTCACGTACCGAATCGTGACATCGCCGCCAAATTTGCTGACGACTTTATCGGCTACTTTTTCAAGCGCTTTTGATAGCGACATCAGATCCGGTAGGCAATACAGGCACCACTAGATAGCTGGATGCTCGTGAACACACCGTAGATAGTAGAGTCTGCTACGAAGGCCTCACTGCCCAGGCTGTTGCCGGTGTAGTTCTCGGCAGTCACGGCATTAATAGTGGTGTCTTCCTTGAAGTAGATCGCACAAAAACGGCCAGTATGCGCAGCCGTGTCTGTGATCACTTCGGCACCCACGCTGTAGTCGATTGCCATGATTAGCTCCGTTTGATGGCTACGTTGCCTGGTCCACTAATTCTAAGATCCGTCAAGTACCGCTCCACCATCGGCGGGATGCGATCTGCCCCGACAGCACCGAATTTGTCAGGTGTGACGTTCAAGCTGCCGATCTGCACATTCTTGTAGTCTTCTAGGCCGCTCAGCCCTAGACCATCAACGTTGTTTTTGAGATAGACCGCCAATTCAACCTGAGCCCGTTTGATCTGGTCAGGCACCTCAGTGTCGGTGTAGTAGTCAGTCGTGATGCGGAATGGGAACCCTACCGCATATGTATTCAAGTACGTGTCAGGCTTGCGGACACCAGTACGAGGCCACTGCAGCGCCTGCGTGTCTGTAGCCCGTGCCCCTAAAAATCTTTCACGGTCGAGTCGCTGCGTTGCTGTGGCCAGCGCCCGATTGCGTGTATCGTCAGTGCCTGTGCCCCATTTGGCCACATCTGCACTGCTCACCATGGCATCTACCAAGTCGTCCGCATCACTCAGGGTGATGTAACTGTTGGCTGTCGCTGAGCCTACGGTCGCGACGATTGTTACTGCCATTGGTCTTCTTAGATGAAGGCTTGCGTTTAGCTTTTACAGGTGCGGAGGCCACCGCTTTCGCAGCAGCCTCACGTTCCTGCGCCCGCCTGAAAGCGAACAGACCCATCAGGAGCTAGCGCCCTTTAGAGCCACGAAGTTCAGGACGATTGCCTCGCCCAGTGAACCAGCCGACACGTTGGCAACAGTGATCTTGAAGGATCCTGCAGCCAGGCTGTTGGCCTGCACCAGATAAGAACCGGCGGTTCCACCTGAAGCGTGGTTGACCACCACCACATCGGTGGCGGAGACTTCGCTATTGGTCACGGTGAACGACACTTCAGCAGCAGCAGCCAGTGCAGCGTCATTCATGGTGATCACACCAGATGCCGCGTTAGCGATCACCGTGGTGCTTTTGTTGGTCGCCTGTGTGACAGACGTGCCAACGGTCGGGCCTACAAGTTTGCCCGCTGTTGCCTCAAAAATTGATGCCATCGTTAGTTACCTCAGTCCTGGTTGCTGACGTTGGTGGCCCGAACGATGCCAATGTTCTTGGTCTCGTACACCTGTGACCAGTTGCCCACGGTCTCAAGATCGGAGCGGGTCGGGTTGGTGGTTGAGACACCCCACTTCAGGCCCACCGGGTGGTAGACATAGTGAAGGTCCAAGGACATTGCGTCGGACTTCGCGAGGATGTCCCTGTCCACCTCAGTTTGCATTCCCATCTGTTCGCCAGATGCGACTGCGCCTGCAGTGAAGAAGAACGATCCGTACTCAGTGGAAGAGCCAGAGCCGGTGGTCTGCACATCATCAGAGACGATCACGCGCAGGCCCATGAAGGTCGGCACTTCTGGGTTGCCGAAGGCATTGCTGAGGTCGCCGCCAGATTGGGTGGTGGTGGTACCACGTGCATCCTCAGTGGATACGTACTGAATCGCGTTGCGCTCAACGAGATCATAGTACACATTGCTATGGATGGCCACGGCGGTCAGCTTGTCGCCCTGGTCGCCCAACAGCGCACGTGCTTTGGCCACGGTGCGAGGGCTCAGAGTGGTGGGTGAATCACCGGACTCGGAGTCGATGCACAGGTTGAACAGCGCAGAGTTGCTGTCGTTGGCATTCAAGCTGCCGAAAGCACCGGTCAGGCAGCTGACCAGATCCTTTTGACGCTGATGTGCTACATAGTCAGCAATCTTGCTGCCAATGGCGGCCATCGGGTCGGAGCCAGCAGCCAGGGCTGCCAGATCACGGGATTCGAAAGCACGGCCACGGTGCAGGATCACGCCGATCTGCTGATCAGCAGTGATTTTGCCAGGTGTCAGTGAAGAGCTGTCAGACAGCACTTCGAAATCACCAGACAGGTTTGCCTTATAGAAAGGGACTTTGACGAAATCACCGCCCTCGGTGGCATTCAGCTCGGCCATAGGCTGCACCACACCGGAAGCCAAGAAGGCATCACGCTGTGTGGTTTGCTCGATGACGTACGGCGTAAATACCTCGGGGATGATAATGTCAGAGCGAAGAGTCGCCATGACTGATCCTCAAGAATGGTTTACGGTGTGATGGGCGCAGCCCTGGCTTGAACGGCGCAGCCGTATCAAACGTTCGTGAACACTTTAACGCCCAGCAGCAGCTTTCAATCGGTCGTAAAGCGCCCGATCAGTCCTGAATAGCCGTGACTGCTCGGTCAGATTGAAATTCGGCCCCTGCTCGAATGGGTTCTTGGTGCCTGGTGGGATCTCA